AGGTCTTGTACCATCTCCTAGTTGCGTATAGCCGTTAATGCGCCTATAACCACCGCGTGTAGAAATTTCAAAGTTAGATAATCTAGTTGCTACTCCCGGTCTTGTTAAAAGCTCCATAGTATTACTGGATTTATCTAAACCTCCTTGTAAAGCAACTGAAAAAGGCTGTGATGCTGCCACTAGAAATAAGTCCTATCGTCTGTCATGCTTTTAGGTTGAGGATTAATAAGGTTAGATTTCATAGAACGCATACCTTTTTTATAGTCATCCATTGCAAAAGCTGCTTGTTGTATATTTTCTTTAAACTGATGTACATAATAACGTGTTCTTGCTGTAATAACAGAAGAATATTGATCTGGTAATACTATAGCGTCTCCATGCGCACCAAGAGCAGTAGGCGCACTATAAGCATAGAAATGTACATTGTACACTTTATCTGGTATAGGGCTTAATCCGAATTTACGATTATCAGGACTGCGAATAACATATCTAGGTTCTCCATAGTTCTGTGTATCTGCATCGTCTGCGTTTTCAGCGTTTCTTAAATACCTTTTCCAATCTGTAAGTGTTACAAATTTTAAACCTTTAGATACATAAGGAGCAGTTTCTCCACTAACTCCGATAGTTGTAGCATAAAAATCATCCCAATCTACAGAGGAATAATCAGTAGTTATACTTGAACTACCTGCTTTAAGAGTATACCATCTTGTTCCTGCAACTGATGCAACAGTAACATTTCCATAAAAAGGATCTGTACTACCGCTATCTCCAGCAGCAAAAAAAGGTAGTTGCGGTTCTGCGTTTGCAATATCGTTTAAAGATCTATTAATAGCTTCTTTTACAAAAGCTTGTATTCCTACAGCACTTGCAAAATTAGCTGACGTTAGTTGAACTTCGTTAAGTTCTCGCAGTACTTCATTGGTCAATGTTAAATATGTAGTAGCCATTACTTACCTTTTTTCTTACCGAATATATTATCGTAGTTATCATTGTAATTCTGTTTAGCTTCACCAGAATACGAAGTACCTAGTAATCCTAAGACTCTAGAGCTTTTCGGCTTACTAGAGCCATTTAGGATCATAGGATTTTTGTCGCTACCTAACTGTGGCATAGGCTTAGTCTAACTGTTCAAATTGTACAATATACTTAACAGTTGTAGCTGCTGTAGCTAAATCAGCACCAATAGGTGTGAGTCTAGCGTGTAGTGTTCTAGCTGCTGCACTGTACAACGTAGATGCTATAACAATAGCTTCTGAAGTTGCGGGGCCACCTACAACACCTGCAGTAACTGAAGTACTTACAAACTGGCTTGCTGCGTGTCCGTGTGAATTTTGTATAATATACAACGGAGCTTTAGCTGCCCAAGTTACTGCTGATCCACCATCGTCAAGGATAGCTTCAGTAGCAATAATTTGACCACCACCTGCTGCTGTTCCTAAACTAAAATCAACATCGTTACCACTTGATCCGCCAGTTACAATGTTGCCTGCTGGAATAGCAATTAAATTACGAATAATAGTACCTGCTGGTTGTACAAAACTTACATCTGTATTTGTATCATCTGTTACAGCAATAGTAGCTGTAGTTACTGTAACGTCTGCTTCTGTTACTTGTTGTCCTGGATTGGTCGTTTCAACTCGATCTGAAAGATCTCTTACATCTGTTGTTCTTGCTGAGTTGCGACCAGTGTCTCTAATATTTACGGCTGCCATAATATTTACCTCTGGTTATTTATTTTTAAAATCTTACTCTAAAAAAAGAAAAGGGGGTTTTTACGCCCCCAAGTCAGTTTAGTCAATACCGTAGAAAGCAGAAACTAATGCATCGGCACGGAGTACTTTGGATCCATAAACGTGGAGTCCTCGTACAATGTCACCGAATGAATCAGGATCACGCAATACTTCAGTACTTGTAATCGTCTGTGCTGTTGCAGTAGAAGACATATGACCAGCCAAACATTTGCCAGCAGCATTAGATGCAGCAGCAATATTGTTTGATTTGTACATTTCAAATCCACGCAATTTACCAGAAGATACTAGACCATTTCTAATAGAACCTTGACCTGCGTTGTAATCAACAGACAAAAGTTTAGAAGATGAACTTGCAAGAACTTCGTAGAAGTCAGGCGAGGCTAAAAACCAGCGACCTTCTTCAGGAATGTTCTGTTCGTCAAGAAGACGAGACATATGCGATAGTACATCAATAGGATCGTGTTCAGATGATCCAAAACCTATGTCAAGATTACCAGTACCGTCAAATGTTCCTGCTGCTAAATCAGTAGCATTGTCAGCACCAAGGATATGGTTAGGACTTGAAGCAGAAACACCTGCGAACATAGTAGCAATTACACCTTCATCATAAGCATCTCGTAGAGCGTATGCTGCAGATGAACTAGCTACTTCTTTAAAGTTAACGTGAGACATTGAAGTTTCAATATCGTCAACGATGAATTTAAAAGCGTTAGCTGTATCAACTACAAGAGTCAACTCTTGATCTGTTAATTTAGTTGCTGTAACATCTGCTCCACGTTCGTATGTGTACACAGTGATTTCAGGTTCTTTTATTATCTTTACGGAATCTCCGAAAGCGGCAATCTCACCAGCGTAATCTGTGTTGGTGATCGCTTCTACAACCGAAGCCTTTCTAAAGAAGTTAAGAACCTTTTTAGAGTAGACTGCGGGAAGAAAAAACGAATTAGTTTGACCACTGACGGAGTTTGCAAAGTTTGCATTTGTATCAGTACCTGGTTCAAAGAACTGATCTGAGGCGTTATAAGCCATAGTTACTCTCCATTATTATATCAAAATTAAAAGTTAATTATTATTTTACTATCCTGCCTTCGTGGATTGCTTTTCCGATTTCATCTTCAAATCGATCAAACTCATCCATAGACATTTTAGCAATTTCCCTTTCTGTCCAGATTCTGTCTTGCTGGGGTTCAACGGCAGTTGTTTTAGTTGAAACCATATCAGCAGCAGATTTTCTAGACTTCTTTGAAGATGGTTTTCTAGCTTTAGAAGCATCCATTCCCATATCACGTTTATATAAATCTAACGCACGACTTGCAAGATCACCATCATTAGCGTTTTTATATATCCAATCTTGAATAGATTGTGGTTGTGCTTTCGCCCAGCTATGAAACTCATCACTGTTTTTAATATCTTCAAAATCAGGATGGTTGTCTAGCAATCTATTTGATGCTTGTTCTGCAACTAATTCTGTTTCACGTTCTTGTAAACTTGCAAGTTTTTCTTCTAGATTTTTAGTTCTTTCAGAACTTTGCATATGTGCTACAGTTTCAACTACTTCATAAACATCTGGATACTGTTCTCTAAACTTTTCTAAGTCCTCTGGAGACTTTGGAGCTACATAGCTTGGTCTGTTTTGAGCAGCTTCTTCTAGTAGTTCTTGTTCTCTAGATTTAAACTCATTCAATTTAGAATCGTAATGTGTTTTTAAATCATCGTATCTTTTTTTATAATCAGGTGAACTTTTAGTTTCCTTTTTATTTTGCTTTGGTTCTTCTTTGTCATCCTGAACTTCAGGTTTTTCAAAAAATACTCCATCAGCAGATACAAACGGTTTTTCTTTTTGGTTGTGCCATTCTTTATTGGCGTTATAAGGGTTTGCTTGTTTTGCTTGTGTTGCCATCTTCGTACTCCTACTAGGGGCTTTCTAAACAAAGTAGCTGCAAATGTCGACAGTGCAGGGTTTGTTTTTGTTAAGGTAGCCTTTCGGTTATTGTTGTGATAGAGTGCTTAAAGTTTTAAGGTGGCTCTATCGTTATTGCAAGCGTGGGTTAACAGATAACATTCCTCTTCTGATTTCATCTTCTGCGATGTCCTCATCAACAGGCTTACCGTATTGGTCAACCTTTTCTTCATCTATTGCACCACCCTGTGCTACTTCCTGTCTTCCAGCATCTGCTTCAGCCTCGGCATCTTCCATCATACTTTGTAATCTGTCCGCGCCTACTTGCTCTGTAGCTTTTGCTGTAAAAACAAACTCACCATCCGACAACCTTGCGGGTATCGAATCGGAGACTTCCGAACCTGGGCCATCAACTGGGCCAGATCCTGAAAATTCTGTAGCTGTATCCATAAGCTTGTCAAACATAACGCTTAACTCTGGATCAACTTCTAATTTATTCATTAATGACATTTCTTCTTCGGAAGATAAAGACTGTGAGACTATAAAGTCTAAGTACTCATCTTCCATTTGCTCGTCAGGCATCATTGTTTCTTCTGCAGGCATCATTGTTTCTTCTGTAGGCATTGCTTCTTCCATTGGCATCATCATAGACATTTGAGAATCTACATCTCCACCTTCTTCATAGCCCATTCTAGCTACAAC